ACAAGATGATGAATTAGCAGAATATCAAGCATTGACCGAGAAGGTGACGGCTTATAACCTATTATTAACTGATGGAGTTATAACTAAAGAACAATATGCTGCTGAATTTGGCTATACTTTAGAACCTATTGATAAGGCTCAAGCGCAACAAAACGGACTTATTCAAGCGCAAACAGAATTGAGAGGTACAGTCGGAGGTTTAAACGGTATAATCGCACTTAATACAGCGGTTGCAACGGGACAAATGACGAATGAAATAGCGGTTAATACCTTAGTTAATTATTATGGATATGACCGTATTGTTGCTGCATCAATGATAACGGCAACTCCCGAAACACCTCAAACACCTCAAACGTTTTAACTATGAAATCAACTAATTACCAAACCAAAGGAGCTGCCGAAATAAAGGATATAAGCTCCGATAAGCGACAAGTAGCAATATACCTAGCGAAGTTCGATAATATCGATTCGGATAACGACATGATTAAGAAAGGGTCGTTTACAAAGTCTATTTTAGAACGAGGTCCCGATTCAACAAGTAACCGTAAAATAGCATTCTTAAGATGGCATGATTGGGAAAAGCAAATAGGTAAATTCAATCAAATAGGAGAGGATGAAATAGGTCTTTATGCTGTTGGTCAATTAGGGAATTCAACAATTGGAGAGGACGCTTGGAACGATTACAACGATGGTATTATACGAGAACATTCAATAGGGTTTCAATACATACAGGATAAAATGAAGTGGATTGACGACTCAACATTACCGTCACAAGGTTACTATCAAATCTCGGAATTAAAATTATACGAAGGTTCTGCAGTAACGTTTGGAGCAAATAGCGAAACGAATGTAGTTGACGTAATGAAAAGCGAAGATAAGATTGATAAGGCGGTTAAAATCTCAAATGATATTGACTTGCTTATTAAAGGTCTCGCAAATGGTAAGGGAAGTGATGAGCGCCTTTATGAAATGGAAATGAAATTAAAATATTTGAATAGTCAAATGCTTATACTCGCAAAAAGTGAACCGTTTGTAAAAGAACATTCGCCAATTATCGAGCCAATAATAGCACCGAAACTATTTGATTGGAGTGAAGTAATAAACAAATTTTAACTAAAAACAAAAAAAAAGTATGGAAAATTTAACACCAGAACAAGTAGTTGAAAAAATCAACGAAAAGTTCAATGCAACTTTGGCTACAATGCCAACTAAAGGAGATTTTGACGGTCTTAAGAATGATGTAGACGCTCTTAAAGGATTAGAGGTTAAGAGTCAAGAAATCGAAAAAGCAATAGCACGTTTCGAGGGTAAAATGGAGGCTATCTCTGAAAAAGGTTTCAAATCTGAGCGTAAACCACGTTCATTAGGTGAGGCTATTTCTCAAGCGTATGTTTCTAACATTGACAAAATCAAGGAAACTGCTGAAAAAGGCGGAATGATGAGTTTAGAGACTAAAGCTCTTTATGACACTACTATCGATGGTGATTACACTGGTAACATCGCATTGTCTACATTGGAAGCGGGAGTATCTAAAATTGCTCGTCCGATAATCAAGATACGTGACATCGTTAATATGGGTATCACAAACTCTAAATTCGTTACTTATATCTCTCAAAAAGTTCAGACTGTTTCTGAATGGGTAGACGAAGCGGGTAGCAAAATTTCGGGACAACCATCTTACGAAGAAATCTCAGAAGAGGTTAAGAAAATCGCAGGAACAGTTAAGATTTCAAAGGAAATGCTTGCTGATTTATCTTTTGTTCAATCGGAAATCAATACTGACTTGATGGCTTCTATTGACCAAGCTATCGAAGATGCTTTGTTGAACGGTGCAGTAGGTGGTATCAATGGTATCTTGACTAATTCAGTTACTTTCTCTGCAGGTACATTTGCAGGAACAGTTGTTGCTCCAAACATCTCAGATGTTATTAGAGTGGCTATTTCTCAAATCCAAAACGCTAATTTCGAACCAACACACGTTGTATTAAATCCTGCTGATGTTGCTGCTATGCAATTGACTAAGTCGTCAACAGGTGAGTATACTTATCCAATGTTCTTGATGGACGTTAATAGAGTGGCTAATCTTATCATTGTTTCTACAACTAATATGGTTGCAGGTACTTTCTTGGTAGGTGATTTCACAAAATCTAACGTTAGAATGCGTGAGGCTATGAATGTACAAGTAGGTTATGTAAACGATGATTTTCAACGTAATATGGTTACTATCCTTGCTGAAGCTAGATTGGTTCAATATGTTAAGGAAAATGATTATCCTGCATTCGTAGATGGAAACATCGCTACTGCAATTGCTGCTTTAGCTGTATAATAAAAATTAATGGGGGTTGAATTCTTAGCCCCCCTTTTAAATTTGCACAATGGAAAGAAAGACTCGTAAAAAAAAGGATTTAAACGTTAAATTAAACGTTAACGATGCCGAAATAACAGTGAAAAGAGACGTTGAAGGTGTAGAAATAGACCTGGATACTCGAATTATTGACGTGCATTATGAAAAGGATGCCGATGGTGTTCACGCAACGGTTGAATTTGATAACAAAGTGATTTATGAATTTGAAGGTAACGGACAATCTAAGCACTTGCCGAAGGGCGCAATATTCAAAATTAGCGGTGAGATGCTTAAGCAATTCTTAAAAAGAGGTTTCGGAAAACTAAAAAAATAAGTAATGATTGTAACTATTTCTGATTTCACGGGCAAATATCAATTAAGTACGGGCATGTATGATACTGTTAAATTGCAGGATTACATAGACAAGTACGAAAAGCGTTATTTAATCGAACTATTCGGGGCTAATTTATACACTGAATTTGCAGATGACTTGTTGGCAAACGTGCCACAGTCGCCTAACTTCCTAAAGGTGTTCAATCCGTTTTATGAGAATTTAACGTTTAGACAATTGATTATTTCAGATGGTATAAAAGAGATGTTGAAAGGCTTCATTTACTTTGAGTATTCGAAAGATTTAATTAATCAGATGACTCCGTACGGAAATGTTCGACCAATAAGTGAAAATTCGGAGCCGGTTAGCACGCTTTACTCTATGATTTATGCACGTTATAACGAAGCTATTCGAAGTTACAAGGCTATTCAAACGTACATACAAGTAAATATGAATGCTGTAACGGGTCAGGCTGTAACAGTTGAGCTATTGAATGCCGGTACTACTTATGTAGATGCTTTAAACGTTCCAACAACTGCTACGTTTGGTAGTGGGTTGACGCTTGATATTCTAACAGATGGTAGTTTAATCGAGTCAGGAACAGTTAACGCTGCAGGCAGCAATTATCAACTTAATGAAGTGGTAACGGTTACGGGTGGCGATGGTCTTGGAACATTTACGGTAACGTATATTGGAAAAGGTCACTTCAATACTTTTAATGGTTTTCAGAAACAAACAGCATACTGGATATGATTAATGAACTATCAACTATTATTGGCAATGTTGTTTCTCAGATGGATTCAACTATTGAGGGAACATTTGATGTTGATAAAACATTAAGTTGTAATACTAAATGGGCTAGAGTAGGAAAGAAAGTTACTAATGAAAATGGTGACGAGTTTTTAATCACTGAAATTGATGAGAATAATTATCTAGTAGGTCAAAATGTTGATTTGATAGATTTGGACGGTGTAATTAATTTACCGCAACCGTTTTTTATTCACGGAACTAAAAAAGCAACCAACCGAGAATGGACTATCTTAAGTAACGATGTCACGGCTAAAACGCCAATTATTTGGTTGCTTGGTTCTTTGAATTATAAACAATTTGGGCGTGAAAGCACTATCGACATTGAAAGTTCAGTGAGAATATTTTTCTTAGACGAAACCGATGTAGCGAATTATTACACTGCTGACCACATTACGCAAGTTGTTTACCCAATGGAGCAGCTAGCGAAAGAGTTTATTGAGACCATAAACAGAAATAGAAATTTTAAAACCATTGAAGACTGGGAGATTATCGAATTTACGAGGTTCGGTGTTGAACAAGAAAACGGAATGTTTCAAAACATTTTAGACGCAAATTTATCAGGGGTGGAGTTAAGAATTACGCTCACAAAGTATAAGGAAAATTGTAAATGTTAATTAATTAAAAAAACAAAAATTATGAGTATAGGATGTAATTGCGCAAGCGGATTAAGCAACACTGGGAGACCTAATTGCGTACCGTTACAAAGCGTAACAAGTAAGTTAATAATGGTTCCATTGTTTGGAGCTGATGGAACAGCAAACTTTTTAGATTTGACTTCACCACTTCCAACTTGGGCGGATTTAATCAACGAAGTAGATGCTACAAAAAGATGGTTTCCACTTCCAAACTTTGAAAATGTTGAAATGCCTAAAGCAGATTCTCAATTCGAAGAGGCGAACAGTGGTAGAATGGTGTTTTTACGTCAAGGTAAAAGAAGTTTTGCAGGTGAATTATGGGCTGATGATTCAACTCCAACATTATTAGGTAAACTTCAAAATAATCGTTGTGTTGATTTCGGTGTTTATATCGTTGACATTAACGGTAATTTAGTAGGTTCAAAAGTAGGTGATGCTTTGTATCCTATTGCTGTTGATAACCCTTCATTTAACCCGACATTCACATTTGCGACTGATTCAACTACGCAAAAAATTATGTTAGGATTTGACTTTGACCGTTTATTCGATGAGTCTACAATGTATATGATTACGCCAACTGAAGCAGGAATCAATTTCAATGATTTAACAGGTCTTATTGACGTTAATTTGACAACTGTTACTATTGCTGCAGGTTCTTTGACGTTCACAGCTGCGCTTGATTATGGAACGGCTTTAAACCCGATTTCTTACAGCGGTGCTTTGTCTATTGATTGGACACTTACTGCAAATGGAGTTGCTGTAACGCCTTTAACGGTTACTGAAAGTTTATCTACTATCGGAGAATATGTTGCTACTTACACAACGGGTGCGCCTGGTGACGCAATGCTTTTAAGCGTTTCTAAGGCAGGATTTGACGGTGAAGTATCTTATACTGAGGTATAATGTACGTTCAAGTAGGGAGCACACAATTTGCAGTTGAGCAATTGACTGACAAATCGTTAAAAGACGCTTATTTGTTGTTCAAACATATCAAGCCCAACGTGGTAAAGGTAGCGTTTGAATTGGCTAATAAAGGCGTTAAGAAGCGTTCAA